GGGCGTATTGCCTTGTATGTTGACGAGGCTAATCGATCATGGTGTACCTCATCTTCATCTAACGATAACAGGGCGATCACCATTGAAGTGGCCAATACTGTAGCCGCCGACCCGTGGCCTGTGTCTGACAAAGCATACGCATCACTGATCGAGCTTTTGGTGGACATCTGCAAGAGAAACAACATTAAAACATTGTTATGGAAAGCTGATAAGAGTTTAATTGGGCAGATCAATAAACAGAATATGACAGTACACAGGTGGTTTGCAGCCAAATCATGTCCCGGCGACTGGTTGTACGACAGACACGATCAAATCGCGGAAGAGGTTAATAAGAGACTTAATCTTAATATGGAGGATGATGATATGAATATCGAAAGATTTAAAGAACTCTGGTTCGAATTGCGGAAAGAGTTAAGAGATAACGATAGTGCATCGTGGAGTGAAGAGGCTAGAACCTGGGCTACTGAAATCGGCTTAATTGCAGGAGGCGGAACTGGAGATGACGGAAATCCGAACTACATGTGGGAGGACCTCTTGACACGCGAGCAGTTTGTAACTGTGTTATACCGCTTTGCTCAGCTCATGGGTAAAGCCTAATGGAACTTAGCAAGCATGGAACCGCCGCTCCCGTAAAGAAAAAGCGTGAATGGAGCAAGGTGATGACACTTCTGGTCGTGCTTGCTGGATTCATCATCGCACAGGAGGCTCTCGTTCTGATGTACTACTGTATTAGGAATGAGTATACTTCCACAGCAGCATGGCTTACGGCAGCAGTCGGTTTGGCAGAGGTAATCATCGGAGCCGGTCTTACTGGGTATCTTAATCTGGCGAAGTCGGATCACAGAGAAGGCGGAATAACTTTTGAATCGGCAAAGGCTGCTAATTTTAAACAAAATAGCGGGAGCAACGATAATAGTCCAGCTATTTAGACAGGAGGGAATTATATGAACACAATCGTTACGAAATTTAAGACGAGTGCAACTCTATGGAGTGTTGTTGGGGCATTCATTATTGCGATGATTAATCTAATTTGGGGAAACGATAATAACGTTTCGACTATTGCTAGTGCAATCATCGCAATAATTCCTGCCTCCATATACATCTACCAGAAATTCAAACTTCGGATTGTATTTGCAGACTCTAATAGTGACGGAAAGATTTCTGTGGAGGAACTTGCCGCTGCTATTAAGATTGCTTTTGACGAAAGTAATGCTGAATTACAAACAGCATCAGATGCTATAGAGTCTATCATCGATGTTATTTCAACGGATACAAATATCTCAACGTCAAAGAGTGGTACAACTTAACTTCTCTAAAAGGAGAAAATTATATGATAAGTTTCAGGCAAAAGGGAGATTTCTCTAAACTTACACGTTTCTTAGAGAGAGCAAAAGAGGCTGTTCGTATCGGAGATCTTGACAGATATGGTCGAGAGGGAGTAGCCGCCCTTGCGTCTGCGACACCAGTCGACTCTGGACAAACAGCTAATTCATGGCATTACGACATAATTAACAAACAAGGATCGGCAACAATTACTTTTCATAACTCAAATATTCAAAATGGAGTTCCAATCGCCATTATTCTACAGTACGGTCATGGAACTCGTAACGGTGGCTGGGTACAGGGGCGAGATTATATTAATCCTGCTATCCAGCCTATTTTTGACAAAATAGCAAATGAAGCATGGAGGGAGGTTACTAAGCCATGAGCAAGACAGTAGATTCAAGAGTCGTTGAAATGCAGTTTGACAATAAACATTTTGAGTCAAATGTAAAAACTACAATGTCAACTCTTGATAAACTTAAACAAAGTTTGAATCTGACCGGGAGTTATGACAGTATGTCAGGACTTGGAGGGGCTGTAGAATCAGTTCGTATCAAGTTTTCGGCTCTTGAGGTTATGGCAGTAACAGCCCTCGCAAATATCACCAATTCTGCGGTTAATGCTGGGAAGAGGATTGTTTCGGCGCTAACTATTGACCCTATTAAGACTGGTTTTCAAGAGTATGAGACTCAGATCAACGCAATTCAAACAGTTTTAGCAAATACTTCTTCGAAGGGAACGACTCTAGAACAAGTAAATGAAGCCCTTAATAAATTGAATCATTATGCTGATATGACCATCTACAATTTTACGGAAATGACCCGTAATATTGGTACTTTTACAGCAGCAGGTATTGACCTGGACACATCCGTATCGGCAATTAAAGGTATTGCTAACCTGGCCGCTGTTTCTGGTTCAACCAGTCAACAGGCAAGTACGGCCATGTATCAACTTTCCCAGGCTTTGGCATCTGGTACAGTTAAACTTATGGACTGGAATTCCGTAGTTAATGCTGGAATGGGCGGTCAGGTATTTCAGGATGCTTTGAAAGATACTGCTCGTGTACATGGTATTGCCATTGATCAAATGATAGAAAACGAAGGAAGTTTTCGTGAAACACTTAAAGATGGTTGGCTTACTTCCGAAGTATTAACTGAGACGCTTGCTAAATTTACAGGGGACCTCAATGAAGATCAGCTTCGTACAATGGGTTATACCGAAGAGCAGATTAAATCTATTATCAAGATGGGTCAAACTGCCAATGATGCTGCTACAAAAGTTAAAACGTTCACCCAATTGTTTGATACTTTGAAAGAAGCGGCTCAGTCTGGATGGACCAAGAGTTGGGAAATTATTGTTGGCGATTTTGAGGAGGCTAAAGAACTTCTTACTGAACTTAGTGATATCTTCGGCGGTATAATTGGTAAATCAGCAGATGCAAGAAATGAAGTTCTCCAAGGTTGGAAAGATCTGGGTGGTAGAACAGCGGTAATTGAGACTTTACGAAATGCTTTCGAAAGCGTCATGGGTATCATTACACCTGTCAAAGAAGCTTTTAGAGAAATATTTCCGCCTATCACAGCCGAACAATTATATTCTTTTAGTGAGGGACTTCGTAAACTTACCGAACACTTTAAACTTAGTAAGGCTACTTCTGAAAATCTAAAGAACACTTTCAAAGGTCTTTTCGCTCTTCTTGATATTGGTAGGATGGCTTTAACCGCAATCACTGGAGGTTTTATTTCTCTCGTTAAAACATTGTTTCCGGTAACTGGGAACTTTCTTTCAGTAACAGGAGGCATTGGAGATTTTATAGTTGCTATCCGTGATGCATTAAAATATTCGGATACATTTAATGTAGCAATTCAAAACATTGGTAAAGTTTTAAAACCAGTGGCAGAAGGAATTGTAATGTTTACTGATCTGATAGCGAGTGCTTTTGAAGCTGTCAGGGTACCAGACATGACTGGAATCGATGAGTTTACTGGACAAATAGAAAAGAGATTTCAACCTCTAATTAAAATTGGCGAAGCTTTTAAAAGTTTCCTTTCTTTCTTCTATAATTTAGCATCTACAATCGGTCAGATATTGAGTGGATTAAGTGCGAGTATATTTAAATCCTTAAATGATGCTAATTTTAATTCTATATTTGATTTCATAAACAGTGGTTTATTTGCTGGAATATTATATGGAATTAAAAAATTTATAGATTCCCTAACAAAAATAACAGATAGTGCTGGAGGATTCTTATCCGGCATTACGGGTATCTTTGATGGTGTTAGAGGTTGTCTTGAGGCTTATCAATCCAATTTAAAAGCGAACGTATTATTAAAAATAGCCGTAGCTATTGGTATATTAGCCGCCGCATTATTAACGATATCAATGATAGATTCCGAAAAACTCACAGTTTCGTTAGGTGCTATGACTATAATGTTCGTAGAACTTTTTGCTGCTATGTCAGCGTTTAGCACCCTTACTGGACCCCGTGGTTTTTTAGCGATGGCAAAAATCACGACCGGAATGATTGGTTTATCGGTAGCTGTTCTTATACTAGCATCAGCTATGCAAAAGTTAGGTAATCTTGATTGGGATGGAGTGATAAAAGGTCTTGTTGGCGTAGCGGGACTATCTGTTATTTTAATAAAAGCGTCAAAAGCATTAGAAACAAGTTCAAAAAGTCTGATATCAGCTTCCGTAGGTTTTATTATATTTGGTACAGCAATTCTAATCCTTACTCAAGCTGTAAAGCAGTTGGGAGGATTAGATCTCGCTGACTTAGCAAAAGGATTAGTTGGGGTCGGCGTTTTAATGGCTGAGTTGGTATTATTTATGAAGGTTGCTGATTTGAGTGGAATGGGAGCAATAAAAAGTGTTGGGATTCTACTTTTAGCAGCCGCTATAACCGTCTTAGCCGGTGCGGTAAAGAAATTAAGCAGTATTAATCTTGGCGATTTGGTTAAAGGACTTTCCGGACTTGCGGTTATGTTAGCCTCTATTGCTATATTTATAAATGTTGCTGGTAACGCTAAAAAAGTAATTGCAACCGCCGCAAGTTTAACTATTCTAGGCATCGCTATGAACATATTTGCGGCTGCTATTATAAAAATGGGTAGCATGTCATGGGGAGAAATGAGTAGAGGGTTAATATCCTTAGGCTCAGCTCTTGCTATTGTGACGTTGGCTCTCATGGCGCTACCTAAAGGTATTTTTATAAAATCACTTGCTTTGATGGATGTTGCTGGCGCTATGCTACTGTTATCACAAGCATTAAAAGCATTTAGTAGTATGTCATGGGAAGAAATAGCAAAGAGTTTAACAGCATTAATCGTTTCTTTAGGGGTTATTATAGGCGCTTTTGTTCTACTATCGAAAACGAGTTCAGTAGTTGATTCCCTTGCTTTTAGCATTCTTGCTCTATCAATTGTTATGTTAGCTGGGGCATTAAAAACAATTGGATCGTTGTCTTTAGCCCAGATTGGAATAGCTTTGCTTGGATTAGCTGGAACCTTTACAGTTATTGGTATAGCTGCAATGCTGTTAACACCAGCAATTCCAGCTATATTAGGACTGGCTGCAGCTATTGTATTATTAGGCATAGGAGTTGCAGCGATTGGTGGGGGTATATTAGCATTATCAGCAGGACTAGCGGCCTTAGCGGTAGCTGGTACGGCGGGTACAGTGGCGTTAGTAGCGCTCGTAACCGGTCTCATTGGATTAATACCAACAACTATCAAAATGATTGGTGAGGGTCTAATAGCCTTTGCTGAGGTTATTGCTGGAGCCTATCCAAAATTATTTGATGCAATGACAACGGTTTTAACCGCTTTTATTGATGCGATTATAGTCGTAATTCCAAAAGTTGTTGATGCTTTCCTATTACTGATAACATCTTTGTTAGAATCGTTAGTCAATTATATTCCTCGAATAATGCAAGCTGGTACGGATATACTCATAAGCTTTCTACAAGGAATTGCATTGATGATCCCTGACGTCATTCAGGCTGGTGTTGACATAATTATTAGTCTTATCGATGGGTTGGCTCAAGGTATAGAAGATAATGCTCCTCGTATCAGAGATGCGTTTATTCATTTATTCGAAGCATTGTTAAAAGCTGTACTGGTATTTCTTGGTATCAATTCACCTTCTAAAGTGTTCGCCGATATCGGAACAAATATTATTCAGGGTCTTATCAATGGCATTAATAATATGCTTTCTGATGCGACCCAAGCCGTTACAAATGTTGTAACTGGTTTAATTTCAGCTATATCCAGTAAAATGGGAGAGTTCTTTACACAAGGTAAGGAATCAATGTCGAATTTAAAAAATGGCATTTCTAACAAACTCTCGGATGTTAAGAATGCGGCTATCAATGTTATATCAAATGTTTTATCTGGAATTGGTGGTAAATTATCTGAGTTTACCTCAATGGGTAGCAATCTGATTAACGGGTTAAAGCGTGGTATACAGAATGCGGCTAGTAGCGCCGTTTCAGCTGCGAAGGGAGTTGTTTCTGATGCTATTTCCGCAGCTAAAAATCTGTTAGGTATTCGTTCACCTTCTAAAGTGTTCGCTGATATTGGTAGATACTCTGATGAAGGATTTGTTAAAGGTTTAAAAAGTTATTCTTCAAAAGTCGCAGCAGCATCCGAGGATGTTGGTAAAAGTGCCATTAATGGAATAGCTAATGCAATTTCACGGATAACAGATGCCTTGAACTCCGATGTGGATATGGAACCCACAATCCGACCGGTACTTGATCTATCTGCTATAACAAGTGGTGCTAACGAAATTAACGGATTGCTTTCCTCGAAAAGATCAATCGAATTAGCCGGAAAAACTAGTATGGGTATGAATAATACTGCTTCTTCGAACAATCAAAATAATGTTATATTGGACAATGACAACGTAGTAAAAGCAATAGGAGAACTTCGTAACGATATGTCGGTTTTGGCTAATACCATGAGCAAACTCAAGGTTGTGATGGATACTGGCTCATTAGTTGGAGCCATTGTAGGTCCTTTAGATTCTTCTTTTGGACAACGAGTAATATACGAAGGAAGGGGGATTTAACAATTGTACCATTCAATTACTTTCGGAGATAAAAATACATGGGACGATTGGCAGATTGTTCCTTCCTCACGTCCGGTATTTAATCCTCCATCGTTAAAAAGAAAACTTCTAGATATACCCGGTGCAGATGGTTCTATTGATTTGTCAGAATCACTCACCGGGTATCCGGTTTATGAAAACCGAGAGGGTAGTTTAGAATTTATTGTTATGAACGGTTATAAAGAATGGTATCAAGCTTATTCCGACATTATGGATTATTTACATGGACGAACTATGCGAGCTATTTTGGAGGACGATCGGGAATATTTCTACGAAGGCCGGTTTACTATTAATGAATGGAAAAGCAGCAAAGATAGATCTCAGATTATTATTGATTATAATCTTGGTCCGTATAAATGGCTTACTCATGCATCATTAGACGACTGGGAATGGGATACCTTTAATTTTTACACAGGAATTATTCCAGCAAGTAAATTTAAGAATATTCCTGTAACAGATACTTATGAATCTCACACATTTGAAAAAGGTTTATTTGGTAGGGCACCTGTTTGTCCGTTGTTTATTGTTAGTACCGTATCAGGAAACGGTATGTATATCCGTTTCATCAACAATAGATTAGGTATCGATATCACTAAACTAGTTCAAAATGGAACAACACAGATTCCCGATTTTTTATTTCTTGGAGATACAGTAACCGTATATTTCAAGTGCGTTTCTGGTACGGGAACCGTATCAATCAATTTTAGACAAGGGAGGTTGTGATTGTGTATTCAATTTATTCCGATAATGTTTGTATATACAATGATGCTTTTGCTCTCGATAATATGAAAGTTATAGACCCAAAGTTAACGCTCGAAGACAGCGCAGCCGGTTCCCTATCAATGATCCTACCTCCATCGAACATTGGATACGGCACCATAGTTCGAATGGTGAGCAATATTTCGGTTCATAAAGATGGCGAAGAGATATGGGCCGGTCGAGTATTATCCGAAGATAAAGACTTTTGGAATAATAGAGTTCTTTATTGTGAGGGCGAGCTTGCATTTTTAAATGATAGTACACAACCCCCCGCCGAATATTATGGACAAACGGTTCGAGGATTTTTAGAAACTTTGATAAATGTTCATAATTCTAAAGTGACTAGTGATAAACAATTTGCCATTGGCAGCGTAACAGTTACCGATTCTATTGACCTTTTATATCGCAATACTAATTACGAAAAAACTATAGCGTGTATCAATGAAAAGCTTGTAAAAAAACTTGGGGGGCACCTCAGAATTCGTAAGATTGATGGCGTAAGATATCTAGATTATTTAGCAGATTACCCCAACACTAATAGCCAGATAATCGAATTTGGCAAGAATCTCCTGTATTTTACACGCAAATGGGACTTAACGGAATTTGCTACAGTAATTGTTCCGCTTGGTAACCGATTGGACGAAAGCCCATTTGAGGCTCTGGAGGCTTACCTAACTGTTGATAGTGTAAATAATGGTAGTCCATACGTACAATCGAGCGAAGCAGTGGCTTCATACGGGTGGATCGAAAAAGTTATTCATTGGGATGATGTAAGTTCGGCATCATCATTATTGTCTAAAGCCGAATTTTATCTTTCCGATATTCAATTCG